ATTTGCTAAAAACATGGAGGCCGGAACGCTGTTCCCGGATCACTGCGCCCTGGAGGTCTGGACGGGCAAGCTCTGCAACACCTTTCAATACGGCGCTTGCCCGGTGGCCAAAGCAGCGGAACGGCTGCACTGATGGGGCCGGTACAGACCTGCGGATACCGGCGGGGCTTGCCGGGCGGGCCGGGGCTGCCGTGCCCATTGGCGCAAACGGCAGCGGATACGAAGCTTCGGCCACGCTGCTACCGTACAGACCATCAACCTTTGTGGGTGGGGAGAAATCCCTGCCCCTTTTCTTTTACCATAGCAACGAAAGGAGGTGAGGACCTATGGGAACCGGTCTGAGCGCCCCATGGCGCAAGAAAACAGGGCTGAGCCGGATACGGGCATGGCACGGTGAAGGGCTTACGCACAAGGAGATCGCCGGGCGGATGGGCATCGCTGTACGCACGCTGACAGGCTGGAAGGGGCGGTACCCGGAGATCGGGGCGGCGCTTACCGGCGGGGAGGCGGCTGCAGAGCAGGCGGTGAGCGGGAAAACGCCTGCGGGCACGGCAGCTGCAAAAAAGCGGAGCAAGCGAACGCCTGCCAAAGGGGTGCAGTGCAGCGAGGCAGCAGCCGAAGCGGCGGCTGGGATCGCAGACAGCAGTACCGGGCTGGCAGTAGGCGGGAAAACACCTGCGGGCACGGCAGCCGCAAGGAAGCGGAGCAAGCGAACGCCTGCCAAAGGAGTGCAGTGCAGCGAGGCAGCAGCCGAAGCGGCGGCTGGGATCGCAGACAGCAGTACCGGGCTGGCAGCAGGCGGGAAAACACCTGCGGGCACGGCAACTGCAAGGAAGCGGCAGCAGGCGGCAGCCGGAGAGCAGCGCAAACGAGCAAACGGCGAAGCGATACAGCAAAGTAAGAAACGGAAGCCTTCGGCAGCAGCGGCAACATTGGCAGCAGCAACATCTGCGGCGGTGGCAGCCACAACGCCGGCGGCAGCGGAGGTGTCAACCTCACCGGCGGCAGCGGTGACAGCAGAGGCATCCGCAGCGGCAACGTCAGTATCGGCATCAGCCTCGGCAGCATCCGCAGCGGAATGCCGTTCGCCCTCCGCCCCGGTGGCGGGCAAGCCGCTGATCAGCCTTGAGCTGCTGCCCGTCAACGCCGATGTGCACACCCTGGCCAGAGATGCCGGGCTGCTGCCGCTGGCCCCCTCCGCAGACGACAAGCAGCTGCAGAGCCTGGTGGAGAGCGCCCTCCTGCGCAGAGCCCTGGGCTACCGCTACGCCACCGTTACCCAGGAGCTGCGGAAGGATCCCGTCACAGGCGATATGGTGATGACCGTTACCAAGCGCATCGACAAGGAGGTGCCCCCGGATACCACCGCCCAGCTGTACTGGCTGAAAAGCCGGGATCCCGACCGGTGGCGGGACAAGCACCCCGATGAGCCCGCCGGAGACGGCGAGGTGATCGTCACCTTTGATGTGGACGAGGAGGAGCCCCAGGAGGATGACGAGGACTGGGACGGCGACGAATGAGCCGTGCCCGGAGAAAGGAGAAAGCATGGCAACAGAGATCCGGCTGCCTGCGCCCAACCGAAAGCAGGCATTGTTCCTCCGGGCCAAAGCCAAGTACATCTGCTTCGGCGGGGCCCGGGGCGGCGGCAAGAGCTGGGCAGTGCGCGTGAAGGCCCTGAAGCTGGCGCTGCGCTACCCGGGGCTCAGGATCATGATCGTGCGGCGAACCTACCCGGAGCTGCTGAACAACCATGTGCGCCCCCTCTGCGCCATGGTGCCCCGGAGCGTGGCCGCCTACAACAAGAGCGAGCGCACCCTGTACTTCAAAAACGGCAGCTTCATCCACTTTATGTACTGTGCGGGCGAAAGCGACCTGGACCACAACCAGGGCATCGAGTATGAGGTCATCTTCATAGACGAGGCCACTCAGCATGAGGAGATCATCTTTACCAAGCTGACCGCCTGCCTACGCTCCACCAGGGAGGGCTACCCCATCCGCATGTACCTGACGTGCAACCCGGGCGGCATCGGCCACGGGTGGGTGAAGCGGCTGTTCATAGACCGGCGGTACAAGCCCGGCGAAAACCCGGAGGATCACATCTTTATCCAGTCGTTGGTGACGGACAACAAAGCTCTGATGAAGGCTGACCCGGACTACAAAAAGCAGCTGGAGGCGCTGCCGCCCAAGCTGCGCCGGGCCTGGCTGGAGGGCAAGTGGGATCTGTTCGAGGGGCAGGTGTTCGAGGAGCTGCGGCTGGAGCCGAACCCGGGGCGCACCCACACCCATGTGGTGGAGAGCTTTCTGCCGCCCAAAAGCTGGCGCAGGTTCCGCTCCTACGACTGGGGGTATGCCCGCCCCTTCTCCTGCGGCTGGTGGGCGGTGGATCACGAAGGGCGGCTGTACCGCATTCTGGAGCTGTACGGCTGCACCGACACCCCCAACGAGGGCCTCAAGTGGACCACCGATGAGCAATTCCGCAGGATCGCTCAGGTGGAAAAGGAGCACCCCTATCTGGCGGGCTGCCACATCGAGGGCGTGGCGGATCCGGCCATCTTTGCCAAGGACGGCGGCGTGAGCATTGCAGAGACCGCCGCCAAGTACGGCATCTACTTCAGCCGGGGCGATAACAAGCGCATCCCCGGCTGGATGCAGGTACACTACCGCCTCCGCTTTGATGAGAACGGCATACCCATGATGTATGTATTCGATACCTGCAAGGCCTTTCTGCGCACCATGCCCCTATTGGTATACGACCCCCACACCCCGGAGGATGTGGACAGCACCGGCGAGGATCATGTGGCGGACGAGGTGCGCTATATGTGCATGCTGGATCCCATCAACCCGCCGCCCACCGAGACCGGCAAGCCCCTGCCCTACGACCCACTGGACATCCGCTGGGACAGGCTGCACTGACAGTGCGCTGCCCCGGCGGCAAAACGACGCAAGCAAGGAGGAAACACAATGGAAAACAACACCCTTCACCCCAAGGAACTGCCCCTGCAGCCGGAAGCAGGCCCTGCCCTGCCCACCGACGAGGAGCTGGCGGAGCAGTGCGCAGAGCTGCTGCGCCGCTACAAGGCGGGCAAGACCCAGCTGGAGAGCCGGATCATCGAAAACGAGCGGTGGTACCGGCAGCGCCACGGCAGCGCAGCCCGCAACCCGGGCGACCCGGAGCCTGCCAGCGCATGGCTGTTCAACGTGCTGGCCAACAAACACGCCGATGCCATGGACAACATGCCCACCCTTACCGTGCTGCCCCGGGAGGAAAGCGACAAAAACGATGCGGAGGCCCTGAGCCGGGTGCTGCCCGTGGTGCTGGAGCAGACCGGCTTTGAGCAGGTCTACAACGATATGTGGTGGTACAAGCTGCGCACCGGCACCGGCCTTTTCGGCGTCTTCTGGGACAGCTCCCGCATGGGCGGCCTGGGCGACATCGCCGTGCGCAGCCTGGATCTGCTCAACCTGTTCTGGGAGCCGGGCATCACCGATCTGGAGAAGAGCCCCAACCTGTTCTACGTTTCCCTGATGGATGGCGACGAGCTGCGCCGCAAATACCCCGAGCTGCGGGAGGCTGCCGGAAGCGGCGGTGCGGGGGCCGTCACCCTGGGGGAATATGTACACGATGAAAGCATCGACAAGACCGGCAAGCTGCTGATGATCGACTGGTACTACAAGCGCCGCCTCGGCGGGCGGGAGGTGCTGCACCTGTGCAAGCTCTGCGAGGGCAAGGTGCTGTTCCGCTCCGAAACCGACCCGGCCTATGCGGAGGGCTACTACCGCCACGGCAGATATCCCTTCGTGGCGGATGCGCTCTTCCCCGTGCCGGAAAGCCCTGCCGGGTTCGGCTACATCGACATCTGCAAAAGCACCCAGCTCTACATCGACAAGCTGGATTCCGCCCTTTTGAAGAACACCCTCATGGGCGCAAGGCCCCGTTTCTGGCAGAAGGGCGACGGCAAGGTGAACGCCCGCCAGTACGCCGACCAGACTTTGGATTTTGTGGAGTTCAACGGCAGCGGCAACCCCAACGACAGCATCGTACAGATCCCTGTGCCGGTGCTGAACCCCCACGCCGTTACCATGCGGGAGGCCAAGATCGAGGAGATGAAGGAGGTGACCGGCAACCGGGATTTCGCCCAGGGCGGCACCAACGGCGGCGTGACCGCCTTCTCCGCCATCCAGGCGCTGAAGGAGGCAGGCAGCAAGCTGAGCCGGGATATGATCGCCTCCGCCTACCGTGCCTTTGCCCGGGTGGGCTACCTGTGCATCGACCTGATGCGCCAGTTCTACACCGAGCCCCGCACCTTCCGCATTCTCGGGCCGGGCGGCGACGTGGCCTTTACCCGCTTCAGCGGTGCAGCCATCGGCCCCCGGGCTGCCCGGGACGGTTTTCTGGAGAGCAGCCGGGTGCCCGTGTTCGATGTGCGGGTGATCGCCCAGAAAAGCGACCCCTTCTCCAGCGCACTGCACAACGAGAGGGCCCAGGAGCTGTTCCGCCTGGGCGCCTTCGACCCCCGCATGGCCCAGCAGACCCTGACCATGCTGGAGATGATGGATTTTGACGGTGTGGAGCAGATCAGGAGCCGGGTGAGCCAGCAGGCGCAGCAGTACCGGCAGAGCCAGCAGCTGGAGCAGCTCAAGCCCCTGCTGGTGACCATGGCCGCCCAGCTGGACGAGCACGCGGGCAAGGCTCACTACCTGCCCGGCGTGCAGCAGCTGTTGGGCAGGCTCAACGCATAAGCACAGGTCTCTCCGGCGGCGGGGCGCAGCTCTGCTTCCCGCCGCTGTTTTTGACCCACCGGGCAGCAACCACAGAAGAAAGGAGGGAGCGGTATGATCCACATCCGCTACAGCGAAGGCCGTGAGCAGCTGCGGCTGCATATGGAGGGGCATGCGGGCTATGGGCCCCGCGGGCAGGACATCGTCTGCGCCGCCGCCTCCGTGCTGGGCGAGACGCTGGCGCTGGCCGCCGGAGGGCAGCCGGGCTGCCGGAGCAGCAGGGCCGCCGGGCGGCTGGAGATCGTCTGCCCCAACACGCCGGAAGCCCTGATCATGTTCCGCATGGCCCGTGCGGGCTTTGCGGCGCTGGCGGCAGGCTATGGGGCGTGGGTGAGGATGGAGGAGGGCGAGAAGCACCCCATTCATCAAGAAAGGAGGCCGTTATGCAAAAGGCCGTTTCAGATAAACAGAAGAAGCTACAAGAGGCTGTCAGAGAGCAATGGCGGGCAGTAACCGCCGGGAAGGGGACATCACAGTTTCCGGTGCAGGCGGCAGGCGGAAGCCCTGCCGAATACAGCCGGGCAGCAGCATGACTATCTTGCCCGGGAGATCGCATCGGGCGGGAGGCTGCCGGTGGGATCCCAATGGCACCGTACCGGTAACACGGCATAATCCAAAGATTGAAAAAAAATCGGTGTTATCGGCTATAATGGTGATGCTTACTGTGCTTATGTTGGCAGCGGCCGGAAGCCGGGTGTTGACGAATTCAGCCAAGATCTGATGAGAATAGCCACCGAAGCAGATGAAGCCGTAATGTCCAACCCCGATTTCTTTTCGTGGGACTATGACGAACGCATTTATATGGCTGTAAAAGAACAAGCGTACTTAATTGCAAGAAGCTATGGTTGGACAATTGAAGGGGGCAGAATAGATGAGTAGCTTATTCAGCAAGGAAATGACCTTCGATGAAGCCAGACGGTTGTTCTACAAATCCATTGAGGGAAAATCAAAAGAAGAAGTGGAAAAAATCAAAAAAGAATACTACGACATCATTCCAGCCGTACTGAAGCGTGATCTTGACCGTGTTGATGATGGCTGGCTTTAAGCACCCTGCACCCTTCGGGGTGCTTTTTCTGTACCCGCAGGGAGTCACCAAAAGCTATCTGAAAGCGGCTGAAACCCTTGATAATTCTGGGAAAAGTGGTATAGTGGTAGCGGATAATAACACCACTGCACATGCCCCCATCAGTCAGTCGTATGTGATGCGATTCATTCCGGTGGAAGCAAGATCACAATTGATAGGTCAAGCTACCGCAACTTGAATGATTTGGCAGAAACGTATTGCCACGAGGGCGGTCACTATATCGACTTTAACCTTCCGGGAACACGCAACGTAAAAGGTTGGCGATACAGCGAACAGCAGCAATGGCAAAGTGCAATGGCTAAAGATCTGCAAACATCCGGCAAGAAGTCGTGGAGAGAATACGGCGAAAACAGCCCACTTGAGGATTTTGCAGACAGTATTGCATTTTATACGTTTGCTCATGCACAGTTTGTTGCAACATTCCCCGAAAGGTCAAAGCTACCTGCAAACTTATTGCAATAGGAGGTAGGTCATATGGCAACTTATTTGCGCTCTGACAAAAAGACACCCTTTGGCGGTGCATATTCAGAAATGTATTTCTTTGATGATAACGGAAACTCTGTTGATGAAGAAAATGCAACACGTTTTGCTATCAGAGAATGCGCAGAAAATGGTGACCTGCTAAATGAAACATGGGGATATATTGAATAAGCACCCTGCGGGGTGCTTTCAGCTCGTCAAAAAACTCGCCTACGGCGACTTTTTCGACGACTTTTGCACCGTTTGCCTAGGAGCCTACGGCTCCCCGGGCGGCAAACGGTGATAGGAATCCCTTGCTACGCAAGGGTTCCGAAAC